CCACGCTCACGCTTATGCTCATTCGGCGCGCTCCAATTCCGCCCGCTTCACCGCCTGCCAGCTTTGCCCGTCATTGATACTGAGTATCGCCCACGTGTAACCGCCGCTCTTGACGCGGTTGGTAAGAGAGATGGTCGTGTTATAGGGGAGCGAGATCACCGCCTTGCTGTAAGGCTGAATTGCTCCGCCAGTCAGGGTCTCGCGCCCAGAACGGTAGTCAATCCGACATTTCACGTCAGCCGTAGCAGTGCCCCATGCCTCTGCAAAACCGCCCTCGCTGTCAGAGGTATACGCCACACTCAGAATGTCGCACGTGTCAGGCAGCAGATCGTAAATGTCCGCCTGCATTTGTGCCAACTCCCGTGCGGTCAAGCCAATGCTCATAGGTCATCCCTCACAATCTTGGCCGTTGTTACGCCTTCGCTTGCGCTCCGCTGTTGGTAGTAGCCTGCCATATTGAGATAAGCCTGCGCCTGTTGGCTGCGCTTGATGGAGTGCCCGTCGGTCGAGAAGTCAACCAGCCCTGCCACGTGCGACGCTTTCATGCGCCAGATGTCAGCAGCCGCCGCGTCAAGATCGCAAGCAAACCCGCTCCACCAATATGGCTTACCAGCCTGATCAGTCGCGAATGTCACAATGCCACGCGCATAATCAATCGAGGCGGGTGTCACAGTACCGCTCACGTCTTCGACCTTGAATTCCGTTCCACCTTCGAGATTGTGAACGCCGGTGCTATAACGCAACATGACCGCGCTGCCTGACGAATAAGAGGTGATCGGTTCAAGCGGCTCGTGGATATATTCTGTCTTGTGCCGGTCTAACACACGCTGGATTTCTTCGTCGCTCCAATACTCAACCAAACTCGTGTTGGTGGATACCGACCATTCATCCGGCGCGGCGTTGGCGTACCCGCGAACCGTGTCAATCAATGTTTGCATTCCAGATCGTGCCATAATTAGTTTCCTTTCACAGCCCGCGCGTAAACGTCACCGTGAGATTTATCGTGCAGCACTTCTACATCCGACCAATCTGCAAGCCATTCTCGTAAAGTGTCAGGGTCAATGTTTGCGTAATGTTCACCGCCCATATCGCCTAATGAGCCGCTGCATCTATGAGGTAATCTCGGTTCGGCGGCTGCCGTGATAATCAGCACCCCACCTGGTTTCAACGCCTGCCATGCGCTTGTTATTTGTCCTTGCGCGTCAGGGTCATGTTCCATCGCTTCAGCCGTGATAACTACATCAAACTTGCTCTTACCGTCAAAATCCTGTGCTCTGCCAACCCATTCAACACCGTCCCCAGCCCACATATCAACACCAACATATTCAGCACAATCAGCGAATAAATGGCGCGGGCTTCCGTTGACGTTATGAGAGCCAAACTCAACTACCTTCAACCCAGCCGGAAGTTTCCGAGATTCACTCGTGAGATAATTCCAGGCTTCAGCATGCATTACGGTCTTCTCTCACAATCCGCTCGAATAGTTGTTGATTCGATGGTCGTTTGTCATATGCGCCATTTGTTCGGCTCGTTGTATAGTTTGACAGGTGCCTGAGTGGTAGACTGGCCTGTTTCAATTCCAGTCCCGCTCTTTCAGCACGCCAACAGAGTTCGTTGTCTTCCCAATACATGCCTTCCCAATCCTCACGCCAGCCGCCTATCATCTCAAAGTCGCTTTTGTGCCCAAATAAACACCAGCCTTCAAGATAGCGGATTGCTTCACCGTCAACAGTTCTTACACCGGTTGTAGCAGCGTAAAATGCGCCTTTTTTAGTGTTCTTCACTCTATCTAACCAATTGCCCACACTTACAATGTCCGAGTTGAGAAACACCACTATTTCACCGTCTGCAACCGCAAACCCCTGGTTATTCGCCTTGCTGTATCCCTGGTTCACGTCGTTGCGAATGTACTTACTGCCATCGCCTAACCGCTCAATCATCTCTTGCAATTTGACGGCAGTATCGTCATCGCTTGCGTTGTCAATCACGATCACTTGTGAACCTTGTACCGCCTTTTCGTAGTCAGGTATCAATTCAGGGCAGTTATGAAACGGAGTGACAATGCTTATCATTTCAGCCCCTCGATAATCTCTTGCATCTCTTTCAATACCGGCTTCCAGTACTGTCTGGTAACATCATCGGCGTCGTAAGGCAACGCGCCCCGTCTTGCCTGATTGCGCAACTCATAGTCGCCCTTCGCGGCATAGGCTTGTTCCATTCGGTCATAGATCGCGGCGGTTGTCGCCTGCCATTGGAACGCGTCAAAAAAGTCGTGATAAACCGGCAGCGCTTCTTCTTTTAGCACCTTCCAGCCTGCAAAACATAACTCGCTCATCGAAGTCCAATCGCCAACGATCACCGGCGTTCCGCATGCCTGCGCCTCCAGTATCGGGATGCCGAAGCCCTCACCCAGCGCAACGTTTGTGAGTACATCCATTCCGTTGTAGATGTCAGCCATGTAATCATCAGGAAAGCCTAGCCCATACATGTATTGGTCGCAGAACTTTACATCTTCGCCAATCTTCAATCCCATCCGGTTGACGAACTTGACAAGGTTCACAACTTCACCGCCGTGAGTACCATCATCGGCGTGCAAGTAAAGCATCGTGTCAGGGTGGGCGGCGTGTAGAGCAGCAAACGCGGCTATCTGTTCGTAGAACGCTTTTCTTGACGGATTGCCTTTGTTCGCTGCGACCATGCCGACAATGAATTTGTCCTGATCCCAGCCAACGTGATTACGTGATTCTTCGCGGTCTAACGGTTTGAATATGCCAGTGTCAACGCCGTGAGGTATGTACCAAACGTCAAGTCCTGCTTGCTCTGCCATTCGCTTACCAAACTTGCTCATTACAATCCCTTTAGTCGCCTTGCGAGCCGATGCGAGTACGTTGGCCGGCATCGGTTCGTGATCAATCGGATACCAGGGGAACCAGGGCATCGGAATGTTTTCAGACTGCACCACCCAAATGTCCAGCAAAGTAATCACCGCGTCCGCCTGATCCCAAACAGCGTGCGCACCGATAACATCTTGCCCATAAGGGTGTTTGAAACTCGGATAAACTTTGATACCGTTGATATTCAGTACACCGCTTTGTACGCCAAAGAATGCTGTAATCGAGATGCCGCCGTCCAATAACTTCGCAAGACGCGGCACGAATGTTTTTGTTTGATTTCCGTAGCCAGTGCAGGCTGCCGGTGAATTGCTAAACCAGTTGATTCTCATGTCTTTTTCAAGCCTCCAGCTTGCGCTCCAGTAGGGCAAGGAAGCGGTGGAGCATGCCGTTTGTCGAGGTATACGCTCTATCCTTGCCCATCGAGTCAGTTGTTAGGCAGCCTTGCCTACGAGGGTCACACCGTAGGTTGGGCGATAGACGCCGAAACCGTAGACCATTGAAGCGTTGAGCTCCCATGCGCCGACACCGGCATAACTTGCGTCCCATTGCGGGTTGATGGTGAAGGGCTGTCGCATATCAAGAGCGATAGCCGGTTTGGCAAACATACCGCCATAAGCAGTACCGCCTGCGGTGATGTTCGCGTCAACAAAGAAGTCCATGTTGTCGAGGCTTGCCTGATAGAAGCCGCTCATAAAGCGGTTCTTGATGTCCTCGCTCTGCATGAGAGTAGGAACGCCAGTTGACGCACTGGTCAGGTAGTACCACTGCAACGGGTGCAATACGACCGAGTAACGCCCGTAGACTTTGTTCCCGCGCAAGGTTGCTTGAGCAAGGAAAATGTTTGCCCAGGTCAATGTCCCGCCAGCAGTGCCAGCAGTGCCGCCGGTGAAGTCGTCGAGCAGACCGGCAAGGTTGGTATCAATGTGAGCCGCGGCAGTTTCGCCGAGGTATTGACCTGCGTCACGTTGTGCACCGGCCGGATCGCTCTTGATACGGTTCATGGTCAAGCTGATTTGTTGACCGTAAGTTGACGGGGTGATCGTGCCCCCAGCGGTCGCGCTGAAAGTTTGCGCACTCATGTCCGCAGTGCCAGCGATACTGGCGAATGTCCCGCCGCTATATTCGCCATAGACGCGGGGTGCCAACCCTTGATTGTCGTTGAATACGGTTGATAATTGAGCAATGACGTTACCTTCCTGCGCGGTCAAAAGCGCAAGTTCGTAGACGTTTGCTACAAGTGTTTTGATGTCTTCATATCGTGAAGCAGCCATATGTTATTCTCCTATTGGGGATTTTCTGGGCCCCAATTGATTCCGCCGCCGCCCCAAATTTCGGCTTCCCCACCCGTAAGCCTTTTGAGCTTTTGAGCACGCGTTTCCTCTTTCGAGGCTTGCTCCCCCGGGTTGGTTGCGCCTGCATTCGGTGCGGCTTTTTGTTTCGGTTGCGCTTCCAGTAAGAGCTTCGCGTCTGCTTCCAGTTCTTCCGGCGTCTCGCCTTTCAACCTGTCAGCATAGATCGCGGGCAATCCCACTTTCGCGGCAATGTCATGTTGCAGCTTACTGATCTTCAGCTGCCTGACTTCGTTTTCAAGTTCCTGTTGCCGTTTGTTGGCGCGCTCAATTTCGGTCATCTCGGCTTCCTTGCGCTTCGCCTCTTCCTGCTCAAACTTTGCCAGTTTCTTGAAATGGCGGTCTGCTTCGTCTGCCTTGTTCTTGGCACGACGCTCCGCCTCTTCCAATCGCGCTTTCAACTCCTCGACCGTCTCGGTCTTGTCGATTACTTGCGTTTCTGCCTGTGCTTCCGTGCCTGTCTCAGGCGCTTTCAGTTCGTCAACCATCTCGGTTTCCTCCAATTAGTTCTGTA